ATGACAGGTAATACACCTAATCAAATTGCTAATACACAGGCTATGCAGAACAGTGCAATTAATCCTTATCTACCTAGCACGTTAGCTAAACAAGGTTTTAATAAAGGTAAAAATATAATAGGTGGCTTGTTTAATCAGGCTAATACTAATCGATTAAACGAGGCACAGAGACAAGCTCTTGCTTCAGGTAATCTTGATGCAGCGCTCGCGGCTCGCGGAACACGAAGATTTAAAGATGGTGGAATAGCAAACATTAAAAGAAAAGTTTTATAATGGCTATTGATTTTAGTAACTTAGCAGGAAATATTGCAGACAAAGAAGGTAATACTCCTGATAATTTTAGGGATAAAACTCTTGGAGAAAAAGTTAATAATATAAACAATCAAAGTTTTACACCTAACACTGAAGCAGATCCAACAAGTGAGTTTAAAAGACTACAAAGTCAAAAAAATCAATTACAAAACATACCTGCTGAAGATGGTGTTCGTAATGAATATCAAATGGGAATACAAAATTTATTAGATATGGGAGATAAATACAAAGATGCTTATTTAAAAGAATATCCTATAGGTGGTAATATAAACTTAAATATGAAACCTTTTTTTGCTCATGCCGCTGACGCGTACAAAGAAAGAAAAGACCAAATAACAAATTATGCGTCAGACATAATAGAAAAGTTTGCAACTTCAGGACCTGATGAGTCTTCTAATTCAGAAGAATCTGATGTTCTTTTAAAAAATAAAGGCGGTATTATTCATGCTGCTGACGGCGTGTTTGCTGAGTCAGAAACAATGGAAATGCCGTTAACATTACCAGAAATTAAACGACACAGAAAAAAATTAGAAGCAGGTTTTCAATATGATATTGAAGTAGACGGTAGAAATCAATCGTTTAGTTTTAACGAACAACTTAGCCCTTCAGGTATTGAAACATTAAGAGAAAGAGAACAAATTACAGCAGAACCTAACTTAAACTATAGAGCAAACGGTGGTTACATGAGTTCTTTTCCTAATCAAAATTTAAACACAGAGTCATTGTCTGCAAGCGATAACATTGACGATCGTATTATGAAAAATTTACAGTTTGAAAAAATGTCTCCTGGTATGATGGGATACAATACAGGAGGTATTGTTGAACCAATGGCACCAGATTTTAATAGTGGTTTCTAATGGATAATAGTCTTAAAAACATTATCTGGGTCGGGTTAATTTTAATAACTGCAGGTGCAACCTACGGAATGATGTCAACAAGACTACAAGCAGTTGAATCGAAACAAGTACAACTAGAAGCGATAATATTATCAGACATCCCAGAAATAAAAGAAAGAGTAATAAGACTCGAAGTATTGCTCGAACGAGCATTAGCCGAATAGAATTTTTTTAGGATCTTCTCCCATAACTTGACTAGCAAGATCTATTTTAGCATTCAATGCTTTTACAATTTTTTCATCTATAGTATGATCCGCCATTAAATCTACATATGTCACTTTATTGGTTTGTCCTATTCTATGCGCTCGGTCTTCTGATTGTAACCTTACTTCTAATGAGTAATCATTAGAATAGTACACAACAGTGTGACTAGAAGTAAGAGTGAGACCATAGCCTCCTGTCTTGGGATTTCCGACAAAAAATCGTAGATCATCATCAGCATCCATAAACCTATCAACAATAGACTGACGTATACTGTCTTTTGTATCCCCGTAATATGTTGCAACACTTTCCTTACCATACTTCTCTCCTAACGTTTTTTCTATT